AAAGTGGAAAATCAAGATGGACAGCTACATTGCAGATAAAGCGATTGTGGATCTGAAAGTTATGAGAGAACTGCATAAGGCTGAATATACAAAGGATTTCGGCTATATGGATTTCATTCAGTATTGGGGATATGACATTCAGGGTGCAGTGTACCAGGAAGTTGTTTATAGAAATACCGGAAAGCGGTTACCATTCTTTATCGCAGCAGCGTCTAAGGAAAAAGAAACAGATATCGAACTGATCTGGATCGATGATGAACATCTTCATGAGAAGCTTATAGAGGTGGAGCAGAACACGCCTAAGATTCTTGCGTTGAAATCCGGTGCGGTAGAACCTATCCGGTGCGAATTATGCGATTACTGCAAGCACACGAAGGTGCTGAAGAAACCTATTCATTATTCAGAACTGCTGGGAGAGGTTTAAATGAAAACAGTTGGAATTGTTACAAAATATAATAATAACTGCATTTTCTGTGGCAGACCTACCACCGATGAACATCATCTTTTATTTGGCAATGGATTCAGAAAGCTTGCAGAGGAAGATGGAATAAAAGTTCCGGTTTGTGAGTACTGTCACACGAAAAGCCCTGTTGCACAGCGTGTCCATGATAATACGACCGCTGAAAAGTTGAGCAAAATTGCAGGACAGCTTGCATGGGA